GTACCGCTCTCAACATTTGAGCTGTCATATTTTGCCGCAATAGCACTTTCCGCAGCGGTTTTATTTTTTGCAATAGTCTGATTAAGAGTATTAACGCTGCTGTACAATGTGCCGCTTGTGATATAGTTCGGGCTATTCTCCTTAGGTGCAGTATCGAAGGGCATTTTGTTAAGTTTGTCCTTTAGTGCCTTATCCAGATATGTTTTATTGTAAGCATCTGTAATTCCGTAACCGGCAAGCGTGTTTGCCTTATCAGCTTTAAGATTAATCTTCTTTGTCACTGTTTCGTCAATGTCTGTTATTTCATCTTCAAGCTCGGTTTTATCTGCCTTTGTAGACAATGCTGCATTAATCGCAGTTAACCTCTCGCTTAGCGTGTTGATGTTGCCACCCGCAAGCGCTATGTCTATGCTGTTCTCGTATATGCCGTTTTCGATTTTGTTCATGCTTTCTGCGCAAAGTGGTGTAGCTGTGCTCGGTGCGTCTTCCCAATTTGTTTTTGTGTATGCCATAATATTTATTCCCCCTTTGCCTCTATGCTGTCTGTCAGAGCTTTAATTCCGCTCAACGTACGGCTCAGCACATAGGCTTTTACTTTTTCTTTTTTAGGTTGTCCTGCGTTATTATAGACAAAATCACCGTTTGAATCAGTAACATAGCTTTCAATTTCTATTCCGTCACCAATCTGCACCCAAGGTCTGCCGTCAAGAGTAGCTGTAAGCGGTGTGTATGAGCAATTATAAAATCGTTCGCCTGTTTTTCCATGCAATAAACTTTGCACATCGTGCACCAATCCGCCGCCGATGCCATCATCTTTTTGCCAACAGACTACATTTTTAGTAAAATCATATGTTACAACATCCTCTCCCCACTGTGACTCTGCAACGGTAGTTTTAGCTTTCCTGTCATTGAGCGAGTAACCGTAAGAAAAACTAAAGCCGTTATAGCCGCTGCTGTTGTATTCCTCAGCATATAGATTTTCATAAAAATTGTAGGTTTCTGTACTCTTGCCGAGTTCGATGTATCTAAAAACGCCATAGCTTGCATTAGGAATAATTGTTCCGAATACTCCGAGCAATTCACAACAATTCTTGAGCAGCTCGCCGTATGTAATTGTATTTGAGTCCTCAAGCCATGCTCTGTTATAGGTTGGGAAATTTCGTACAGTTAAGCCTGTTGATTGGTTTATTACTTCGTCGAGAATTTCTTTGTTATCCTCGACCTGAATCATATGCTTTCCGTTGTAGTTAAGGCATTGCACAACCAAGTCGCCGATTTTATAGCCGTTCGGATAAGTTTTCCATAAATTAAAGAGTTTGTTTGTTGCATCAATATCATACAGCATAGAGAGTGCATCATAAGCGACAATGTGTCTCTGATTGCGGTTATTCTTGTCAAGCTTGGCGCTGTCAATAATACCGCTAAACAAATAATATTCCTTTATAGCTACGGTTTCTCCCGGCAAAAGTGATGCACCTAAAAGCAGCTTTGCAGACGGCAGCAGCTTTTCTCCGCTCGGAAAACGCTGCGTTAATTTTACGCTTATCCATTTGCCTACAAGGTCATTTGTAAAGGTTCTGTCACTTGAATTTACAATGTCAATGTTAAATTCAGCAGCAATACAGCCACCGAATTTCAGCTTGCTTTCATCACAAATTGACTGTTTAAGGCTCATACTTTCGCTTGCTATGTTTTCCTCGGTAATGTCCTCGTATTCACCGTTTGGAAATGAAACTGTAAGCGTGTTTTCTATCAGATTTTCGATAGCCTGCTTTTTGTGCAGGCTTGAAACCTCAAGCAAATTAACCACCTCTCAATATTCTTAATATTCAATAAATGTAAATGTTACAGCTGCGTATTTAATGCTGTCTGCGGTAATAAGCTTTGGTGTGTATGTTATATCGGGTATATATGCGGTCATAGTGCGATATGCAAGAAGTTCATCGTCCCAGTATTCAACATCGAGCTTGCGTTGCTGAGAATTTGACATAGCACCGTTTAAAACACTGCGAATAGTTCTCATTTCAGCAAGAGTAAGACCGTCCTTGGTGTTGAAAGTAATCTTAGTTTTGCTGTTCGGTGATGTTACTCGCCTTAAAAGGTTGTTGCTGTCACGATAGGCTTTAATCTCCGTACGCTGTAAAGGTGTGGCTTGATAGCTCTCTTTAGCTATGAGCTTATGAGGAAACTGCAAGCCGTTTTTTGGAAATTTAATTAAATAGCCTTTAAATTCACCCAATCTTATCCCCCCCTTATGCAAAAGCGGACCTGCCTGTGCGTTTCTTGATTTTGCTGTTTTCATCAGCGACAGCCTCAAAAAGCACTCTGCCGTCAGGCATAGTCAAGGTAATGTGAATATCACCGCCGTTGCCTGTTCCGCCGTATTCAGAAAGCACCTCAGCCATAGCCTGTTTCATAGCGGAAATCGGAGATACTACCTCGGGTTCTCGCTTGTTGTCGCCAAGTACGGCAAGAAATTCACCGTAATTTGCAGGAACATATGCCCCTGTGGCAAGTTTTGGAATGTGCACCTTATCAAGTTGTCCTGCGTGCCATTCCTGTCCGAATAGCTTGCCGATAGCGTTAGCAACCGTATCCACACCGCTTAACATTCCGTTTAACGCTGAAATAAAACCATTGATAAAACTTTCAAGTCCGGTTAAAACATTGTTAAGAGGATTTTTGATGATGTTATACAAGGGTTCAAAAACATTTGAAAATACTGTTTTTATAGGCTCTAACGCTTTGCTTATATTCTTTAACATCATGGTAATTACACTCTGTACCTTTATACTTGTATCAGATAAACCATTGACAAGACCTAATACTGTATATTGTCCACGCTTATACATTTCTCTTGAAGGTGAATGTATATCCATTGCACTGTCGTATTCACTTAATACAGTATTTGCAAGACCATTACTGTTTTTGACAAGTGCCCCCTTATATTTCTGTGTACCCTCAATAAGACCCATAACGGTGTTTTTTCCTGAATCTTCGGCAGCCTCTTCCAGTTTATTTAATGTTTTCCATTGCGAGTTTTGCACATCTTCAAGGCTAATCATTCCGGCTTTGTATGTCATCAAAACGGCAGCGGCATCGGAATAATCTCCCTTAAGAACTTTTTGAACATCAGACATATCATCTTGTGTCATTATCAGTTTGTTAAGTTCAGCAGTGCATTCATTATATGAACTTTTAAGTTCCATTAAGGAATTTATTTCTTCGTATCCACCATCACCTAAAACTGTTTCAATATTATTTTTTGCGTCTATTCTATCATCTGCTTTTACAGAATTGTCTTCATATTTCTTATATTGACTAATAAGCCAACTATAAGTTTTTCCACTCTGTTTTAATTTATTTTCAATTTGAGTCTGCTTAGAATTAAGTTCTGAAAGTAATTCGCTTTGATTTTTTCTTGCTGAAATTATAGATTTAGAATTTTCGGTTTGTAATTCTGATAAAGCCGAACTGTTAGCTAATAATTGATATTGATCAATCGTATTATTGATTTCATCTTGTATCTCAGATAAATCACCTTTCAGCTCGACCTTACCCCCATCGCTTATTGTGACATAATTATCCCATGTATCGCTAAAACCGCTAACATTATCTTTAAAATATGTAACGATAGTTTGCAATTCTGACTGCTCTTCGGGAGTAAGTTCAGCTTTGCTGATTATGGTTTCAAGTTTTTCCTGATATTCATCAATCAATGTATTATCAGCATAGAGCTGGTCAACCTTATCTAATGTATTTTTGATTGTGTCGGTAATTTTCTGCGTTGTACTTTCAAGTCTGCTTTTGACATCATCAATTTCATCACAAAACTTTTTAGCTTCAGAATTGCTCCATTTTAGTTCATTGTAAATTTGAACCGCTGAAACAATACCTGTTATTGCGCTTGCTATAATAAGCAGAGGGTTAGCCGAAATAACCGAACTGATGTTTTTAACTGCTGAAGTGACTTCGCTTATACCACTCGCAATAGTCTTGCCAGTCTTGAATGCGATAACTGCTGTGGAAACAGCGCCAATGCCCGTTGCTACTGCTTTTAACATATCCGGACTTATCTTATTAACTATATCTGAAATTGCCTCAAGAGCCTCAGAAAACAAATTCAACAAATTCGGTACAGCTTTCTCGATCGTCCATTTTGCGAGTGGCAATAAAACATTCTTATATGCTTGCTTTAGCTTATCTCCGCAAGCCTTTAGCAGATTTCTGAACCCCTCCGTCAAGCGTTCAACCGCCTGTCCAATGGGGTTAATGTCAAGGTCTTCAAGCCATTCGAGGCGGTCAGCTGACATTTCATCAAGCAGTCCTGTTATATCCTCTACAATGCCTAAAATATTTTCCCATATTTTTCTGCCTGTATCGTTTTTCTCCCAAGCATCTTTGATTTTGGTTCTGAGAGTTTCAGTAAAGTTATTGCAGTTGCGAATAATCTCAAGTATATTGCTCCAAATTTTCTCGCCCTTACCGTCATTCCACACCTGCCTGAATGTATCGCCTACCGTATCCAAAAGCTCAACAAGGCTGTTCCACTTGTCGATAAACGATTGCACCACGCTGTCACCTAAGCCTGCTTTCTCCCAAGCATTTGTAAAAGCCTCTGCAATGTCGCCAACTGTGCTTACAAAAGTGTTAATTAATGAGTTAATATTTCCAAGCACTTTTTCGCCTGTGCCGTTATTCCACACTTTCTCCCACGAATTTTTTATTGTTACGCAGGCGGTTTTTACCTTGTTAAGCGAATTTACAATATTGTCAATAGTCTTGCTTGTGCGCCTGTCGCTGTCAAGCATAGATTGCTCAAGTGCATTTTGCATTGATTTGATTTCAGAGCTTGGCGCTTGCGTACTTGTGTCTGAACTGTTGTCCGAGGTGTCACTCATCACATTAAGCTCATCAAAGCCTGCAAGGTTTTTCTGCAAGTCATCAGCTGCCTCCGATGTTTTTTCAATCTCAGATGTAGAGCTGTCCGCTTGACTTGCAAGGTCTGACATATCGCTTACAGCTGAGCTTGTCGCATTGCTTGTTGCCGTAGAATAGCCGAACACCTGGGTTGTAAAGTCTTTAAATTTCTGTGCCGCAACGCTAAGCCTTGAAATAAATTGATTAATGCAATTAAGCAGCGGAGTAAAAGCATTTATCAAGCCTTGACCGATTGTAGCCTTTATACTGTCAAACTGTAGCTGTAAAATTCTCGTTTGATTTGCCCAGCTGTTCTGAGTGCGGGCAAAGTCGCCCGTTGCGTTGCTCAGCTGACCAAGTACAAAGTTATATCTAAGCGTTACCTTTTCCGCCTCAGTCATAGCAGATGTGGTCTTGCCCCAGCCGTTTGCCATTGCGTAATTGTCAAGTGCGTTCTGCGTCATCACAACGCCGAGGTCTTTGAGCGTTTCTGTTTCGCCGCTGAAAACAGATTTTAGTTTTGTGTACGCCTCGTCTTGTGTGATGTTATAAAATGACGCCACATCGCCCGTAAGAGCAGTTAATGATGTGGACATATCAAATGCCTGCTGTTCTGTAAAGCCGAAAGCCTCCGCCATAGAGCCAAAAGTGCCGACATATTTTTTAGCCATAGTTTCAGACAAGCCGTAGGCTTTTTGTGCCGACTTTGCCCAATCGTCCACACTTGCAGACATATGGCTGAAAGTAACATCAACTACATTCTGTACCTCTGCAAGGTCAGAGCCAAGTTCTATGCTTTCCTTGCCAAAGCTCACAACCGCCGCCGTACCAAAAGCCGCAATCAGCGTTTTGCCTATCATCTTAGCTTTGCTTTGCAGTCTGTCAATAGCCGTTCTTACTGTTTGTAATGACTGCTTAGCCTTTTTGGCACTCATAGAAACCGATTTCTTAACGCTTTCGCAAGTGTCCGTTGCATTTTTCCCGATCGCCTCTGTGTTGCGATTAGCTGTGCTCTCAACCTTATCAACAACATTTTCGGCAGATTGCTCTACTGATTCCGATGCCTTTTGTGTTGCCTGTGCGGCTTGCTTTGCCGAGTTTTGAGCCTGTTCCGCTTTTTTCAGCGTGGCGGTAACTTCACGCTTAGCGGCATTTTCTGCCGCCTGAGCCGATTTATCAGCCTGTTGCTTGGCAGTTTGTGCTGTCTGCCTTGCCCCCGACTGTGCCGAGCTTTGAGCCTGTGCAATAGCTTTGTTGATTTTTGCAATATCCGAATTAAGACCGCTTGTGTCGATTTTGGTATTAAAAATCAAGCTACCGTCAACCGCCATATAATCACACTCCGTTCTGTAAAATTAAAGGGCACGGCAAAATGCGGCACCCTTGTGGTATAAAAACAGCGCACACCCGAAGATGTACGCTGTATAATTTGATAAAATTTTAGCCACCCCGTTTGGAGTGGCTTTTTCATTGAAGATAGATTAAAGGATTGCGACTGTCAGCTTATTTTTATGGTCGCCAGTGACAGTTAGGGCATTCTGCAATGTCATTATAAGAATTTATACAATGGCATTGTGGGCATTCCCACTTATCATTACTAACAAATTTTGCTTGTCGGCTGTCGGTATGCTCCAAATGACAGTTAGAGCATTCGGTAGCCTCTGCTTTGTTTATACAATGACATTTAGGACATTCCCAATCTGTTGTTTTGGCGATTACTGAGCTTTTACCTGCACCCAACTCTTCAAGATAAGCAAGTATTTTAGAAATACCGCCAAAAATCAGGCATAATAATACTGTTGATACCCAGCATACAAGCATTAAAGTAAAATTAAAACTGCGGGTTACGGTATCAGTTAGAAAATTTGTATGTACGCTTTGGAAAACTGCGCCTAAAGCTATTCCTCCGACTGCACCAAGTATCAATAGTACGACTGTTATACCTTTGTAAAATTTGCTGTTCATAAAATCACTCCTTTGTTACATAATATAACAAAGTTTGTGTATTGTCAACAATAATTTTGTGTAACACCTATACGAGATTGTTTATAAAATCCTCTTCGGCGTCAAGTTCTGCTTGCTGTTCGGGAGAGAGCTTTTCCTTGATGTCAACAAGCTCTTTGTGCTCATTGTAAAAATCACGCTCCCATTTTTCGAGCTTTTTGCCCTTAGCACGCTTGCCTCTTATGTTCATTACCTGCGAGAGCAAGCCGTCGCCTACCTCGCTGAAATAGCCGAGAAAAGTCCACCAATGCACATAGCCTGCAAGCCTTGTTTCAAAGCCTGCAACCTTGTTGAGCGCAGGGAAAATAATGCTTTCGTCATAGCTCCAATCAAGAATTTTGGTTGGAGCTTTTTTCGATTTCGGCACATCTCCGCCGTCAAGAAACCACAATGCCTTTTTGAGTGCCTCCTCAACATTCTTTGGGACTTCCTTGTATAAGCAATTCAAGCATACAGCTGCTTTTTCGCCGTAGGTTAGCTCTTTGTCGGCATAAGCCTCGAAAATCAAGAGAGCAATACGAAAATCGGAATTAATCTCGTACTGCTCTCCGTCAATTTCAAGGCTTGTAGGAAGTAAGCCAATCACTTTTCAAGCCTCTTTGCCTGATTGATGTACTTCTCAATATGCTTGCTCTGCTGAGCGTGTGCGTTTTCAATGTCACTTACGATGACCGGCACAACGCAGTTGAGAAAGTTCTCAAAAATCATACTGCCGTCCTCGCAGATTGAAAGGCAATTTACATCGCCGAACGCACCCTGACTTACACCTGCACCGAGAACATAGTCTATTTCTCGGCGGATTTCATTGTCAACATCAAGAAAAATTTCAAAGGTTACATCCTCGGGTTTCATATTCTTGTACTTCTGCACAAGCTCTTCTGTGCGTTCTGTCAGCTTGTTGAGTCGCTCAACGAGTGAGTAGTCTGTGGTGTTAATCTTGATTACTGTGTTTTCATCATTGTTGATTGCATAGATTTTTAAAGGTGTTTTAAAATTCAAACTCTGCATAGAATCACCCCTTATACAGTTTCGGTAAATGTCGGAACTTTGTCTGAAATAGTCGCTGTACCCTGCTTTCTGTTGCCGTCAAATGTTACATTAAACGGAATGTTTACACCGCCCTGCGCACCGCCGTATGACTGCGGTTTAACAATGCAGTCCTCAGTCCAAGCGTCATACGGGCCAGTCTTTTTATCCACAAGCACCTCAAGAATTTTTGTTTTGCAGTCATCACCGGTAAGGCGGTTCATTGCAATATCCTTGATTTTCGGGTAAATGCTGTCATCTGTATTGGCGTAATATGTACCTGCGTCAAGGGTAGGCTCGTAGCCGTTGTCATTTACAGAGGTTTCGTCAAGAATGTTCTTTACTGTGCTTGTGTCCGGACTAAGCTCGACCGACATATCGTCAATGTCCTTGCCGATAAGATACCACTTTGGACTTTCGCCTGTGCCAAAGCTTGCGTCAATAAAATGTAAAAGGTAACTTCTCTTAAGTTTACCGATATCGGGTGTTGATACTGCCATAATAATTCCTCACTTTCAATTTTCAATCAATTTTCAATAGTGTATTGGGCGGTGATTTGCAATTGGTACTGCACACCGCCGTTGTTGTTTTGCTCGGGTATGCTGTAAAGCATACCGTTTGAGCAAGTCAGCTTTTTAAGCTCACCGTATAAAACGCTGTCGCCAACCTCTACCTCTATGTCGCCCTCTGCATGCTGTTCAAGCCACATTTGCAGTTCAAGCAGCATTCCACTGTTTACAAGGCGGTCATAATCGTTGAGTGACTGACAGGTTGCGTACAGAATAAAGGTGTGATTGCGTGTTTGATTTCCTAAAATATCTTCCTTTACAAGCGTGTCGCCTGTTGGGGAAAGTCCAAAATCCTGTACTTTATTTGTTGAATAATCAATATGCACAAGCTCGCCGATTTTCGGGAACTCCTGCAAAATTGACCTCACAAGCTCGATTATATTCACTTTGCATTACTCCCTAATATTTTTGCCGCCGCTTGCAAAATTTCACCTTTGCGGTCGGCTTTCATTCGCTCAAACCACATCTTGCCTGCAAGCGGGTGTTTATCTTTGCTGTAATGCAGCCGTCTGCCTGTCGGGTGCTTTTTCTTGCCCTTTGGACTTCGCCAGCCGATGATAGTGCCGTCACCGTCATAGTGCCCGAAAACGATATGCTCAGTACCGTCTTTCTCTCGTACTATCGGGAAGTTAGGACCATACACCTTGCCGTAGTAAAGATACCTTGCATATGGTGTAACCTGCGTGATTTGACCGCTGCCGATTACCGTATGAATGGTTGCGGAGTTTTCGAGCACGCCCATTTTAAAAGGTGTGTACGGCTTCATTAGCTTAATGCAGTCCTTGTCAATTTCTCGCTGGGCAAGCTCAAATCTGCTATTCATATCATTGCCAAAGCCTTTGCTCCACTTGAGCGAAAGTGTGCCATCAACATCCGACGGCTGATTAATATTAAAAAGCATATTATCACCTCGCTGATACCTTAATGTGCTGTAAATCCGCAGGGCCGTAAAGCAGGCGGTCAATACTCATTACTGTGTGAATTTCGTATTTGTCACGCAAGGTTTTTAGGCTCTCCGATACGCTCCTGTCGCTTGAATTATCAAAAATGAAATTACACTCACCTTTAACAATAATGTCTTGAGAGGGGCACAGAGGCGATATATCAGCGTTTGGGAACAGACCGTTGCTCGGAAATAAAAAATTATTCGGAGCAAGAACAAGCGCATTTGACGGAATGTATATAACTATTCCGTCAGCGTTCTGCATTCCGCTTTTAAGCACATTAGCGGCTTTGCACTCCTGCCAATGGCAACGCGGAATAACATAGCGGTCAAAGCCTTTGCCGTTAAACCTGTAAAGGGTAAGCATAGTGTCTGCAAACATCAGTCAACACCTCTATACAGCAAGTCTGTGTCAGCAAGATACTTATACACTGCCGATTTTACGCACCTGTTAAGCTGCTTTTTGCGTATTTCAACGCTTTCGTATGAGCGTGACACATCGCCAACCTTTTCGGAAGTTACTCCCTCGCTGTCAGCCATATTGTCGGCTTTATACATAAGCTCCGCAATTTCGCAACAGCATAGCTTTACAGGCTCTGCAATTTCTTTTGTGTCGTCAATATTCGAGCCTGTGTAAGCATTAATAATAAGCGTTGCCTCTCTTGCATAGTAGGCAAAAGCGGAGGTAATGACCGCCTTTCTGCCGCATAGTAATTCGGTTTTGTAATAGCTTTCGTCAGCGTAAGCGGTCATAATTCACACTCCTTTAAGACTTAACCGCTGTGTGGCAGTAAATACCTGCGGTCTTGTTTTCGTACACATCTGCAATGCCTACCATTCTGTAACCAAACTTGTAACCGTCCGAGTCCTGATTAACCGACGGCTCAATTACCTTTGTGTCAAGGTGCTTAGTAAACTGGATAAGTGCAGGCTTATGAATAATCATAAAGTTGATGTTTGAGGCGGCAGTGGCTTTCTGATAGCCGCCCTTGGTCTTGCCGCTTGATGTGCCGTCAAGCTGTTCAATCGCTGTATAAAAGCGTGTCTGCGGCACTGTAACAATCTTTGCAAATCTGCTGAGAACCTCTCTTGACTTTGTTGTGTCCAAATCCTGCACAAGTCCGTAAAGAGTTGGTGTAATGTAAAGGTAACGCTGCTCGTACGGAACTTCGTCCTCGTCCATCTGAGTAGTACCCTTGCGGAGTGCCTCGATTACTGCCGCACCTGTGGTAAGGTTTGCAGGTGTGGCAGAGGTAATACCTGCGTGACTTGCGTATGCAGCAAAGCGAAATGCGTCAAGCTCCGGCACAACCTTGGTGCGGATAAATTCGCCCGAAAGTCTGCCGAACGCAACGCCTGCGGTTTCGATATTGTCCATTGTGTCCACATTGAACATTCTGCCTCGGTCAAAGTTGCATTTTACGGTTTCGTTTGTAAGTGTAACATCGCCGTTCACATAGCCGCTGTTGCGTGAGTAATCGGCAAGGCCGTCCATTGAAATCATCGGAATAATAAGCTCGTTTGAGTTTGCACCTGCTGTTGCAAGGTCAGACGCACCGTCAAGCTCGCTTGTAAGTGCCGACTGCTTATAAACCTCATCGAGCAAGGCTGTGTAAGTTTTAAAAAGTGCAATAGAATTTGCCATAAAATTTCACCTCATCAATTATTTTTCGTCTGTACTAAGTCCCATTGCCGCTCTCATACTTGCAAGAGGGTTTGACTTAATACCTGCGTTTCCTGTATTCTTTACAGGATTTTGGAACGGCTCATCAGAACCGAACATATAGCTGTTTTCGCTCTTAACGCTTTCAAGAGCCTTTGTAATGTCATCTGCCTGATTTTTTGATGTTTTAAGACTGTCAAGGTCAAGCAAAGCCTTAACCGCCGTTGCGTTTCTCGCACCACTTTTTGAAATAGCACCGTCAAGAACAGAGTTAAACTCCATATCCGCAATTTTTGTTTGGTACTCGGTTTCCTTGTTTTTGAGGTCTGTGTTGAGCTTTGCAATCTCGTCTTTAAGATTTTCAACGTCCACGCCCTCAAACTCTTTAAGTGCTGTCTGAGCTGTTTCAAGCTGTGATTTGTAATTATCTCTTGCGGTTGTGATTTTTTCAACCTCTGCAACAGTCTTGTAATTTGCAAGCACCGCCTTGTCAAACTCTGCCTTTTTCTCATCGGGAATTGTAATACCGATTTCAGAGAGAAGTGTGTGTATATTCTTCATAATAAAATCCTTTCTGCATAGCTTGTATTCCGCTTTGCCTGCGGTAGAAATTCAGCCGTATAAACCTACGGCGGGGTAAAATAAAAGCACCTGTGCAGTCACAACACAAGTGCTTAGTCAGCAATATTTTTATTTTTGGTATCCTGTACAGCAACCACAAAGCCTCTGCCAATAAGGCTTTCCGCTCGCTCCTTGGTACACTCAAAAACCTCGTTTACAGGTCTGTTTATAGAGCCGTTCATCTTATCGTTGAACGATACTACTACCTTTACTTTCATTTTATCACCACCTTTCGGATTTAGGGTATTAAAAAAGCACTCAGCTTGTGCTAAGTGCTAATAATAAACTTATAAACCCGGTGTAATTTCTTTTATTCCCTTTGCAGCTTTATACATTCTTTGCATTATTGTATTTTCCGAAAGATATTCAAGTCCTTTGAGTGTAATGCGAATACCCTGATTATCAACTACCGTTCCACCGGTAACATCTTCATACACTCTAATTCCTTTTATATAGCCAATATCTGCCATCATTTCAAGATACCTTGCCCAACGCTCTTTGCTTATTTCAAGCGTTTTGTGGTCGATTTGTGATAAATCAAACTCCGGGTAATCCATTGCTTTTTCCAAAGTTCGCAGTATCTTATAAATGCACTTAAAATTATCGTTCATTACAAATCCTCGCTGTTTTACGAATTGGCAAGTTAAAGCAACAAATGTTGTATTAACTTGTGTTAGCAATAAGTTTTTCAACCTGTTCTCTTGTTAAAGCTGTTTCATATCTCTGGTCTTCTGGACGGATTATTTCAAACGGATTTAAAATGTATCTTGGAAAATGTTCTTTATGAACAAAAACTGTACCTTTCGGATAATCATCAAAAGTTTTATATTCTGGAATATCTGAAATATCAACTTTCATCTTTTATGCCCTCCCATGAAAATTCCAATCCGTATTTTTCAGAAAATAATCTCAGCCCGTCTTCCTCCATCTCTCCGAAATAAGCAAAAATAGGCTTACCTTCCTGCGCTGCTATATCAACATATCTTTCACCAGCTGTATTCATACAATTCCAATAAGCATCTTTTATAGTTTTTAAGTTGGGTAAATCTTTATGCCAATCTCCCGTATTACGCAACACATAAGAACCTTTTTCGTTGCAGGCTCTTATTTCAGAAAGTTTCCCCCTGCGAAGTATATTTATATCCTCTGGAGAAAACACAGTACCATTTGGGTGATTGTGTGTCAAAATACATCCATTCATACTCTTAATTTCTTCATCTGAAAAATTGACTCCCTCTGCTGTACCCTTTTTAGAAAATTTCATGTTGCCATTTGAGTCATAGATATTGGCAGTTTCATAATTATTACCCGATAAAACTCGTTCATCTTGCAAAAGAATTTGCTTATTTGAATCAGAAAAGTTGTTAGTACCTACTGAAGAATAATCTCTGCTTTTTTCTTTCATTATACCACTACCGTCCGATTTTTCAACACCGAATTTACCTTTAAAGGTATGATTTTCTGTGTTTTTAACCGGCAAAGAAGTAGTTTTTATTCCGCCTATCGGTGAATTGGCTTTTTTAGGCTTTGTAATGCCCTCAAGGCTGTTGCCGCCAACCGTTACTCTGTCCCATTGCTGAGAAAGCCCCATACTTTTTGAGAAGATCACATACTCATCGGAGGTTTTTACATACCTTGCTCTTGCATTTATGAGAGCCTGCTCATCTGCTCCGCCCTCCTCAAGCAGTTTTATTTTCTGCCTTTGTGCCCGCATTGTGGTTTCAAGTCTGCGCTGTCTTTGGGTTGCTTCGTACTTGGTGTAATTTTTACCGTTGTACTCGACAGGCTCGTTTTCCTCTGCGTTCATTTGGTCGAGCTGTTCGTCTGTATAGGTGCGTGGGGTTATGCCGGGAGTAAAAGGAGAATATGAGTGGTAACAGTTTGCACCGCACAACCCTGTTACTGTACCAAGTCCGCACACGCTTTCAAGCTCTTCCTTGCTGTAAACTCTGCCCTGCCACACCTGATGCGTCGGTCTTGCACCGCTGTGCCACGATACCTCAAAGTAATTTGTACCGAGTTTTTCGGCATTCTCCTCGTTGATTTTGCCCACAACCTGATTAAGTCCCGTTGCAACCGCTCGCCTTGCCGCAACAGCAACTCTGTTGCTGTGACCGCTTGCATAGTCAACAGTACGCAAGCCGCTGTTCGTCATTTCGGTTACGGTTTTCTCGAGTACGGTATTATAATCACTCGCACCGCTTACAATTTCCGTGACAGCTTTATCAATAGTTTCTTGGTAGTAATCGGCGGCAGGAGTAAAGCCTAAGCTGCCGTCAGGCTGTCGCTTGGCAAAACCCATTGACTGTGTTATGTTCTTGCACTCGCCTTGCGTCTGTGCCTGCACCGCCCTCACAAATTGCTGTAACGGTTCATTTTCGGCATAGGGTATAAACTCCTTGCCCTGCTCTTTAAAAACGCTCTCAGCCTCGTTATAGCCACTTTCTATAACACCCGAAAAGATGTTTTCAATCTCACTATTGCTTAAATCAAGTGTATTTTGCACTATGCTTTTGATTGCTGATTTACTCTTACCGAGCTTGTAAAGTCTGCCTATTTTGTAAACGCTTGTCGGTGTAAGCTCCTGTGCAAGCACCAACATTCGCACAATGTCAGCCATTATGCTCATTTGCAGGCTGTCAAAAATCTGTTCGAGTGCTGTGGGGATTGCCTCCATAATCTCAGGCGTAAACATCAGTCAACTACCTCTGAGGCTTGCGGCAGGTTCTTTTTTGCAGTCTTTTCGTCCTCTCCGTACCATTTCATACGATACTCATCAGGTCGCATAATTCCAAGACTCAAGTCCTGAATATCCTGTGTGCGTTCGGTCTGTTCATCGGTGAGAATACTGTCCTTAAAGTCACAAACGAATGTGTAACCGCTTGTTGTCAGCGAATTGTAAAAAGCGAGAGCATACACCAAATCGTCAAGACAATATTTAAGCTGTTTCTGAATAGCCGATACCGTGTTGTACTTTCGGTTCTTAGCCGATAATATCTCCGTAGCCGTCTTTGCGACAGTGTCGGGGTCGGATAGGTCGCCATACGCAAGGCCGACCGAAAATTCAAGTCTGCGAAGATATGTATTTAACCCGTCCGTAATATCGGATTGACGAATTGCAGGAGAAAAATCTTTGAACAATTCATTATCTCCGAGGTCAACATCTACAGCTTTGTAAAGTCTTTTGTTGAGTTTTTCAGTACCCTCTTTCTTGAAAGCTGCGGCATCAACATGTATTGCCCTTTCGCCGCTCTCAAACTCCCAATCAAGTCTGCCGAATTGTGTGTCTATTTTACGAATAAGATTTATGTCATTTGCGTAGACAGAAACACCGCAAGAAGAGCCGTCAATCGTATTTTTAATCGGTGTGCGAAAATAACCGAAAGCAGGGCGGAGCATTGCAGGGTAAGTAACAGCATTCGGCAGGCTTGCCCACTCGTCAACTGCCGCAAGCGGAATTTCTCTTCCAAGTTGCCCCTCACTTGCAGACACATAAGCAGTGTTGGTAATTGTCAATCCCTTTTCGGTATCAAGGCTGTGATACTCAAGCCTTGTGTAATAGTTGTCGCCGATCTTCTTAAATTCAGGAAAGATGACTTTTACAAGCCTATGCCTTGCATCAAATTCAATCGGCACAAAGGCATTTGCGGAAATATACTGCACCTTGTCGCCGCCTAACGGTTTAATCACTATTGCGCCTGTTGCAAGTCCCGACTGCAATTCGGAGTTAAGGTCTTCTGTTGCGGTTTCAAAGATTTTCTGCAATTTGTCATTGCTTACGCTTGCGGTCATTTCGTTAAGCGTGATGTTTGCAAACTCTCTTGTAATCGCCTGCTCAAGTCTAAGGCTTATTACATCGTCATTAAGCCAAGGAGCATTGCCCGAAAAGCACTTCTGCCAAAGCTCAATACTTGAGAGCATATCGTCTGTAATTGCAGGCTTAATGCCAAGTGCCTGCTTAATGTCTTTCAGCGGAAACAACCTCTGCCACACTCCTTTCAGATAGTTTAAAAATTGCATTTCACACCGCCCTTATAAATCTTTTCATATCCCGTTCAAATGTGTATTCAAAGCTGTCAAGGCTGTCGATGTCGGTTGAGCCATCGTCAAGTCTTTCGTCAACAAGTTTTTTATCATTCCATACAGCCTCGCACAATGCCGTTTTAAGCGTATCGCAGCCGTCAGTGTAAAAGAACCTGCCTGCACCCATAAGTCGCAGCAGGCATTGAATACGGTCCTGTACGGAGTATTTGCGTGCCGGTCTGACTATGGTATTTGAGAAATGCTCTTCAAACGCTCGCTTAATGCCTCTGCCGAGCACGGTTTCGGCGTTATCCCAATACACAAAGTCCACAACACCGCATAAATCAAAAACAGACTGTGCAAAATTTATTGCCAGCCTGTCAATATCGTTTCCATCGTATTCACCGAAGTGTCGTTCGCTTTTCAATGCTATTAAATTATTGTAGCCTCTTGTCTTTGCCGTTGCCACAAATGCGTGACCCGATTTATTGCCGCCAAAGTCAATGCCGATTGTCACTTCTTCAAGTTCCGATTTCAAAAACTGCCTGCACGGTAAATCTGTATTGATTTTGTCGGTAATTTGACAGTAAAAATTCTTTGGATTGTCGGCAAATCGGCGGTAAATCGCACCCTCTGCACGCACCCATTTCCCGAGTATAAGGCGGTCATAAAAAATAGTGCCCTCGTACTCATTGCAAAGGTTCTTCACAAACTCCTCGGATAAGAATTTATTATCGAAAATCGTGTATTCCTGCAAATAAATATCTGCGTCACTGTCTATAAATTTTTTGAGCCAGTGCGTTGGGTGTTCGGGGTTTAAACTGCCGTCAAAGCACGAATAAGGCTTGTCAAGTCGGGATTTAAGCATATTGAAAACATCTTCATTCCACTTTGCAACCTCATCGCCATAGATATACTTAGCGGACGCACCCTGAATTTTTGCAACCTGACTTATTTTTTCAGCGCCTAAGCAATATACATCTTCGCCACACACTTTTGCAATGTTTCGGCTGTTAATCGTACCGACAACATCGGATGAATACCGCTCTCTCATAGGCTGTAAAACATTTCGCTCGATAGTTTCCTTTGACACTCCGATGATAAAGCACAAGCCGTCCTTGCCTATTCTTTCACGAATACGCATAGGAACTATGCAGGTAACATCAACATAGCTTTTGCCCGAACGAACGGCACCGCTTTTAATGTTCCAACGGTGTACGGCATTTGCGATGTATTCCTTTTGCTTAATCGTGTACGGCATTGTTTGTGCTCCTTTCCGCGTCCTCTTTAATCTCTTTAAGAATATTGTCGAGCTTATCAAGTGCTGTTTTGTCGGTTTCTTCTTTCTGCTTATCTCGCCACTTGTCGGGGCGGCGGTTCTTAAGCCAAAATATTTGAGCGGTAGTGTTGCCCTCAAGAGCTGACGACAGCAAAGCGTTTTCAACCTGATAGTCCACAACCTCTTTGCCCTTTTTTAGGGACTCCGAAATATCCGAATACTTCTTTTTCCACTCATAAAAAGTTGATAGTGTTATTCCAATATTCTTAGCAATCTGCTCATCGGTCAGACCGTCCCTCGCCCAGCCCTCAAGCAGTAGTAAATTTTCTTTTTTAAGCCATTTTTCATACTTTCCCTTTGCCACCGTCACCACCTCTCTTTATCGAAAATTAAGCAAAAGAAAAGACAGCACATTGCTGTACTGTCTTATAGCAAGCGTCCGGATTTGCACCAGACATTCATATAGCTATGCGTATGGGGTTGCGTCCATTTACCGTTTATTCATTGTCCTTTCTTAGAATTAGTTAAGATTTAGTTTTCTTGCCTGTTTTCCAATCAATGCCCTGTTTCGCAAGCAATCTTCTTGCAGCTTGTGTTGATTTATTATCAGGGTGTCCGTGAGCGGCTGTCAATCTCCTTTCAACAGGGCTTTTATCTCTGATTAAACCTCTGCTCACTAAGGAATTATATTCTGTTCTTGCACTCTTACGCCGTTTTGCGTAGTCCTCGTTTGCTTTCAGAACTTCTTTTTCAAATCTATCCTGTCCACGCTGAGTTTTCAAAGCCCTGTTTCCTCTGACTTTATCAACTGTATATCCACTCGTAATATCCCCAACGCCTTTCAACATAAGAAATTCATCTTCTGTAATAGCATTTGAAGGAATACCTGCGGGATTTTTTAACTTTGGCACTGTTCCGAAACTTCCGCCTCTACCACCCATTTTACTTTACACTTCTAAATTTTTCCTGAAACGATTTTATATTGATAATGTTACCCTGACATTCTTCTGGGACTTTGCCGTAAAAAATAACTGTTTCGGGTTTTAATCTTTTCAACATTTCATTGTAGCCGTTCAAAAACAACTGCTTAGATTCCTTAGCTTTCTGCGTGCCGACACTTGACACGGCAACTGTTCCGCCTTTCGGTTCTCCGTCAAAGCACCAATCAAGGCTCTTTTCATCACTCCAACAAATTGTAGGTATCACCTCAATGCCGTTGAGCTGTAAATATGCACCTATCCAATGCTTGCGATAATGATTGTATATCTGCAAAGCCTTTGGGTAGTCTGCGTAAAGACTGAAATCGGGAGAAAGAACACAATTGAACCTTTTCAACATTTCTATGTACTTATCGGGTGTATTCCACAAACGCTGAAACTGGTAGTCGTCAAGGAAGAAATGCACACCGCAATTGTTCTGTTTACTGCTCAAAACTTCATTAAATCCAATGAATTTGTTTTCAGTAATTTTTGTAGGCTCAATAATTGGGATGTCATATTCTCCCTCACCCACAAAAATCGCTCTTGTGGTGTTTTCATAACCTGTAACACACTTATATTTATACATTAACTCCACCTCGCAAAGCAAAACCGCCCTCAAGCGAGAGCGGTCTGCCGTTTGCCGTCATTATTTAAAAGGAGATTTTCAAAATGCCTCTTATTATCGATTTCTTCATTTTATATTATACTGCACCTAAACCGAAAAACCGAACAACTTTTACCAACGGTGGCGGTTGCACATAATTCTTATGTTGTCGGGGGTATTGATTCCGCCTGTATCGACTGCAATCTTCGCCCAGCTGTATCTCAAACTAAGGTGCATAAACAAGCAGTTCTCCACAAAATCGTCTCGAGATAAGCTGTTAAGTGCCGAGTTTCTGCGGATTTCAAGGTTTTGAATATCCCGCTGAATATCTGCAATCTGCACAACCGCATTGCCGACTTTGTCAGATGTTTGACCTGCACTCGGTAAATCCGAAAGCTTAGGCGATGTATTATCAGCCTCGGCAGAAATGCGTACTATCTTCGCCCTCAGTCTCGAAATTTCTCGGTTAATCTCCTTAATCTCTTTAGCCGTCAAGTTATCACCTCCAAATCACCAAGATAATCTGAAACAATCTGAAATGCAATCAGCATTCCCTCGCTTATGTAATAATGTTTGTCCTTTCTGCTTTTGTTGTCATTATATCCGCTCATCTTCTCCTGTTCACTTTCTATGTGTTCAGATATTTCTGTTTTCAGTTCGTCAAGTGTCATTGTTTTCACTCTCCTTACCTGTTTTATTTTGATTTTCAAAGTAAAATTCAATTGGATTGTCCGTTTTTTTAATTAGTCCATACTTCACAGCTAATCGAAAAATAAAGACCTTTTCCAACCTTAAAAGCAATGTGCCTAACTGTTTTCTAAAATCATCAACTGTCATTGTTGATTTATAAAAATTGCACATCCTGCAAGCAGGATTATAGTTTTCAATGTCATTCGCACCGTTGTACCAGTAAACACTCTGAATGTGGTCAACTTGCATGTCCTTTAATTCGAGTTTACAACCACAGTACGCACAGTGACCGTCATACTTCTCATAAACTTTAAGCCTTGTTGCTTTGGAAATTGATTTTCTCTGACTCAACCAAATCACCCTCCTCGACCGTCTTTATCATTTGATTTTCAACACCGTATATATTGATTGCTTTATACATAGTCTCTTTTGATGTCATTCTTCCGCCTCACTTTCAAGCCAATTTTTAATAATTTCTTCGTTTTCAAGGCAATCTTGCATATTCTTAAGACAAGAAAAATCACAATCTGTGCAGTAATCACAAACATTGTTGTTTAACGCATCA